TCGAGCTGGCCAACTGCTCATTCCAGGCCCTGTACTACCAACGCAACCTGGTCACCGATGAAGCCTGGTATTACCTGCGCATCGACTTTCCACACGATGGCGGCACGGTTAAAGCCACCTTCACCAGCGGCCAGCTGGCAGCAGCTGCGGAGTTCAAAAAGCGCCTGCTGCACGTGGCCACCGGCGCCATGTATACCGGCAGCGGCGGCCAGCTCGATCACCTCATGCGCAAGCAGCTATATGGCCTCAAGGTGGTCGAAACCATCGATTATATGGGCTACAGCAAAGAGCACAAAGCCTACGTTTTCGGCGATGTGGCCGTGCGCAACGGGCAGGTGTATCACGCCAACGATGAAGACTTTTTCGATATGGGCAACACCCGTCTCAAGACCCTGCAGCGCTCGATAAAGCTGCACCTAGAAACACGCCCCACGCACTACACCGAAGAATGGCTGCACCGCGTTTGGCTGTGCTTTGGGGCCAAAGGGCTAATCACACTCGCCTTTTGGCTGGGCTCAACGCTGGCAGAGCAGATCCGTGGCGTGCACAAGTCATTCCCGTTTCTAGAGTTAACAGGCGAAGCCGGCGCGGGTAAATCCACCCTCATCAACCTCATCTGGAAGATGTTTGGCCGGCCAGACGACGAAGGCAAAGACCCATCCAAGGGCAGCGCAGCAGGCCGGCGTCGCTGGATGGGCCAAGTATCCAACCAGCCCGTGGTGCTGCTAGAAGCCGACCGCAACGACCCCAACGCCGCTAGCAATGGCCGCCCCAAAAAAGCCTACGACTGGGACGAGCTCAAGCCCCTGTACAACGGCGGCAGCTTGGGTGTAACCGGCGTAAAGACCGCCGGTAACGAAACCTACGAACCACCCTTTCGCGGCAGTATCGTCATCAGCCAGAACGCCGCTGTAAGCGCACACGAAGCGATCCTCACCCGACTGGTAAAAGTGCTGCTGCTGCGCCCTGAAGCCACCCCAGCAAGCCGTGAGGCAGCGGCAGCGCTCGAACAAATGCAAGTCGAGCAGCTGAGCCACTTCATGGTCAAGGTTATGACGAAAGAGCAGGCGCTAATGGAGTGCTTCACCAAGGCATTCCGCGGGCATGAAATCGTGTTGCGCGGCGTTAAAGAGATCCGCGTCGAACGCATTATCAAAAACCACGCTCAGCTCATGGCCCTGATCGACTGCCTGGGCATGGTCTGCCCCCTCACCCAGCAACAGATCAACGAGAGCCACGTTGAGTGCATCAGCATGGCCATCGAGCGCCAGTTCGCCATCAGCGCAGACCACCCCGGCGTTGCTCAGTTTTGGGATGTGTACGACTACCTCGAATCCGAGCGCGAAGACGGCATGGTCAACCACCACCGCGACGACGGCCTGATCGCCATTCACATCAACGAGTTTGTGCGCCTGGCCGCAGAACATCGCCAGGAGCTGCCCAGTGCCAGCGATCTGCGCAACTGGCTACCCGATAGCAGCAGCCGCAAGTACCTGGGCCAGCGTTCCGTAAACAGTCGAATCCGTGAGCGGCAGAACCAGCACCGCAGCGGGTTTGATAACCAAAAACCCCTCACCGTTCGGTGTTGGGTGTTTCAAGCCTGACCGGCGCGGCAACGCCGGCAACCACACAAAGGAGAGCACCATGCAACCCAAGCACCGCACTCAAAACCTCGCCAGCCTGGCCGGCAGCGCACTGCTGATGGCCCTGCTGATCACCCTCGGCTACTACGTGCCAGACGGCCTAATCGCCCTGACCCACAAGTGATACACGCCCCAGCGCGGCAACGCTGGGGCAACTCAAAGGAGAGCACCATGCAAACAATCGCTAACCATTCAGAAGAGCTGGCCCAGCAGCGCACTGCCGAAAGCCTCTACAGAAAAATGCAGGTAATGCAGCACCAACGCGCAGCTGTGCAGGCATCCGGTCTGCCGGCACTGCGCCGCCTGGTCAACACCGCTCAGGGCAACAGCAGCCAGAGCGCCGTAGTCGGGCGCTTCCTGCTAGGTCTGTACAACGGCCCCACGTTCCCGTTCACCCTCACCGAGCTGCGCGCACTTGATCAGGAGCTACACAGCGACTGCATGGCAGTGCTGATGATGGACTGGTCACCAGAGCGCGAAGTGCACGAGATGATCGAAGGCGGACATCATATTTTTCAGAGCCTGGTAGCGCGTTGGGGGGATCGGTCATGAACCTGCACTTGATATCAGGCCCGGAAGGGTCCGGCAAAACTACGATGCTCCGCAACCTGATGCGTGAATCCACCGGCGAGGTCATACAAAGCGATCCCGGCCGCTGCACGATGGCTGGACTGGCAAGGCTCGTGCGCATGAGTTTCACAGACCCGCAGGTCAAACTAGTGGTTTTCGACGGAGTGAATTCAGAGCAGTTGTTCGAGCTGACAAGACTGAGCAGGAGTCTGAACGGTCGCAAGGATCTAACCATAGCCGCCGCACTGGCCTGCTATGTACAGGCCCCGGACTACCAGTTCGAGAACCTGAAAATATCTCACCTGCCAGCTCGGCAACCCCAGCCAGTCTTAGCAAAAAAAAGCCCCGGCGAGCGGCAACTCACCAGGGCCAACCACAGAAAGGAGAGCACCATGCAAGCAACTCAACCCAACAGCGGTACCCCGCAGGCTACCACTGACAGCAATATCAAGCGATACCACATGCCCAAGCCAGACATCATGGGCATGGCCCGCGTACCAATCGAAGAGCTCACCGGCCGCGCACTCGACTGGGCCGTCGCGCACGCAAACGGCTGGCAGATGCTGTTCATCACCTACACCTGCAGCGGCCTGCGCTTCTCTACCCCGCTTCCGGAATGGGCGCAGGATCTCCATCTGGATTACGGCGGCTACTGGCTGGACCACGAGGCCGAGGAACTGCTCGACGCCTACTGGCCCGCGATGACCGGCGGCGAACCCTTTGAAGATCCTTATGCACCCACCGAGAAGTGGTCACACACCGGGCAGCTGATCGAGCGTTACAGAATCGAACTGCTGGAAATGGGCGACGGTGACTGGTGGGGCCTGGAATGGCAACACGACGGGGGCGGGGATTCAAAAGATCCCAAAACAGCGGTCTGCAGGGCGCGGGTCGATAGTGTGCTGGGCAAGACGATCAGTGTGCCGGCCGTGCTGCTGCGGGAGGTGCCCAATGCATAAGCTAGATTTGAATGATCTCAGCATCGGGGAGCTCCGCTTGATCTGTGCCAATTTGCAAGACCAGGTAGCGAAACTCGAACGAATTAGTCCAATTGCCATGAGCTTTGTGCCTACCGACTGGCGAATGATCGAGAAGGACACCCACTACGTGCTGCTCCAACGTAACGAGGTGGTCGCAACACTCGCAGGGCCAAACGCTGAAACCAATGCTGCGACACTTGCGCTCGTGCTGTCCGGCATCAGCCACCAAGGAGACCAGCAATGTCCGGAGGTGCCCAGTGAATAACGCCTTCTACTTGCAGGACAGCCGCAGCTATACCGGTGACTGCCTGATGTTTTGGTGCAAAGACGGCGCCGGCTATGCGTCTGGATTGGATCGTCTGGAGCAATACACTCAGGCCGGGGCTGTGCAGCAGAATCAATCCCGCGAGACAGATATACCTTGGCCGGTTGAGTACATCGATGCGCGGGCTTTCCTCGCGGTTGATCACCAAGATATGAAATCGGAAATGGCCGAAGGCATCCGCACCATGGATATGGTTTACATCCAGATAAAGGGCGATTGGAACGGTAATGATGTCTACTGGCTTACCAAGGGCCCCAAAAGCGTCGATCTGGGTAGCGCTGTCGCTATGGCCTATTGGGAGGCTTGTGATAACTATTGTCAGCCAGGCGTCCATTTCTGGCCGGCGGCATACATCGATTCAATCGCCCGCAAAATAGTCCACCGTCAAAGCGTTGATATCAAAGCCGCTTTGCGCGGTACCGGCATCAAGCCGCACAGGCCTAAGCCGTATCGACCAGGACGGCAGAACTGCCAAGGCTGCGGCAGGTTCATTGATGAACGCCAACGCTACTGTGGCTGCGAAAACTGTGGGGAGAGCAACGCGCCATGATCACTCAATTCGGCCTCACCATTTTCAGCCTGCTCGCCATCTGGCTCACCCAAGAGAAGCGCATCGAGCGCCGGCGCTGGGCCAGCGTCTTTGGCCTGATCAGCCAGCCTTTCTGGTTCTGGGCTGCGATCAGCTCCCAGCAGTGGGGAATTCTCCTGTTGTCCCTGCTGTATACAGCCGTCTGGGCCAAGGGCTTTTACACGCATTGGATTGCAAAGCAGGAGGTGACCAATGCCTGATCAAATCCTATTCAAGCCTGGCAACCCAGACGACAAGCCCGTTAAACAGCAGCTGCTCGAAGCTGAGGCCCGTTCGTGGATCCGCCGAGGTTACCGCACGACAGAACGCCTCGAAGCGCTGAAAGCACTGCTGAGGGAGAAAAAGCGACCGGAATCTAATATCAGTACGCTGGTGGAGGAAATGCGCCGGCAATGGCTGCGACGCGGCGAGTGGCTCAGCTAAGAATCAAGGCGCTGTAATTCTCGGCCCCATAGGGGGCCGTTTTTATGCCAGGCAGTTATTCTGGCTGCAACACATCAGCGTGGGGACGCACATGGCAGAGGGTGTAGAGGTACGCGGTAACCGCGTGCGCGTGTACTTTCGGTACCAGGGGGAGCTGTGCCGCGAGTCAATCAGCGGCGAAGCAACGCCGGCCAACATTGCCAACGCTCAGCGCCTGGTGGGCACCATCAACTATGAAATTCAGCAAGGCGTTTTCAACTATGCCCGCCACTTCCCAGATTCGCCCAGGGTACAAACCAGCACGCTGGGGCACTATCTGGATCTGCTGCTCGATATCAAGCGCAATGAAATGGCGGTTTCGGGCTATCGGGCCTACGCCAGCAAGGTGAAAAACCACATTCGCCCTCACTGGGCACACCGGCAGGCCGATAGCGTCGATAACATTGAGGTGATGGCGTGGGTGCAGCAGCTGCTGATGCCCAAGCTGCACAACAAAACCATCCGCGATATCGTCAACATCCTGCATCAGACCTATACCCTGTACCGAGCGCGCAACCGCTCGGCGCACGATCCAACACTCGGCATTGCGATTAAGCTGCCAGACACAGAAGACGTTGACCCCTTCGACCGGGACGAGATCACCAAGATTCTCACGCCGGATCTCGACCACCTGCAGGAACTCAACCTCGCCCAGTTCATGCTGTGGAGCGGCCCCCGCGTGTCTGAGGCCATATCGCTGGCATGGGAAGACGTGATCGATCTGGAAGCCGGCATCATTCGCTTTCGGCGCGGCCAGGTGCGCGGGCACTACAAGGTAACCAAAACCCGCCGTTCAAACCGCGAGCTCAAGCTGCTCAAACCAGCACATGACGCCCTGCTCGCCCAGGCCAAGCTGACAGCACACCTAACACCTATCGAAGTGGACGTAACAGATCGAGACAACCGCACGGTACGCAAACAGCGCCTGCGGTTCGTATTCCACAAAACCAGCACGCGCGCCGCCTGGACCAGCTCTGATGTGCTGCTGAAAAATTGGTGGGTAGGCCGCCTGGCTGCTGTCGGCGTGCGGTACCGCAGCCCCAACAACTGCCGCCACACCTTCGCCAGCCAGATTTTAAGCACCGGCGTGGCGCCGGTTGAGTGGGTCGCTGAATACATGGGGCACACCACCACGGCAATGATTCACCGCCACTACGGCACCTGGATACCAAAGCGTGCACACAATCAGCTAGATATAATCGCCGAAGCCCTGAATTGCTGAACCCCAGAAACGACAAAAGCCGCCTAAAGAGGCGGCTTTTTAATGCCTGTTATTCCCGAAGTATTCCCAGCACGTTCCCTTTTCAGGGTACCGCGCTGGCTAGCACTAAGAAAAACAACAACTTATATGGTGCGGACGGAGAGACTCGAATCCACCAACGCATGCGCTGGCCCGTCAGAGGCCGCATTCTACATGGATAGTGCGAGAGTAAAAGCGGTATCTGTGTTCCCAGAGTGTTCCCAGTCAGATCTGAGCAAGGAATGTAAACGGCCAGGGCATGGAGGAAGCTGAGATTTTAGGTTTTGAAGTCAATAAAAGGTAATTAATGTAATCACTTATATATAAACCATATTTACCTATTAAAATCATTACCTTATATAAAAATCTTAATCGTAATTTTAATGCAAT